GGAGACTTAAGTAGATGGTCAAACCAAGGTATATTAATGTTAAACATAGCATTAACTACTACAATTGGAAAAGTTGGTCAGCATTATAGTATATGGAAACCATTTATTGCATATATTTTTGATTTACTTACTTGGAATAAAGATGGAATTGTTTATCTTTACCTTGGGAAAGAAGCAAAAGATTGGTCAGATTGTGTCAATGATAACAATTACAAACTATTTCTAACTCATCCTGCTACAGCATTTTATACTAAAGAACAATCATGGGATTCTCAAGATTCTTTTAATAAAATAAGCAAATTAGTAAAAGATCAATATAATTATTCAATACATTGGTAATATGCAAGAAATATTTGATAAACTTGTAAAAGAAGAGTTAACACCTAATAGTTTTTATGTTTTATATTCAATATATAATAACATTAAACCATATAAATTTGTTAATAGTAGTTTAGAAGTTACAAAATTAAAACAAGAAGATTGGTTAGATGAAAATTTGTGTGTTACAAGTAAAAGTCTTATCTTTATAACTGAAATTGATAGCTTCTTTAAAAGAAGTAAAAAGAAAACATCTAAAGATTTACTAGGTTCAGAATTTACAAATAATATAATAGTATATGTTGAGTCATTTCCTAATAGGAAACTTGGTTCTGGTAAATATGCAAGAGTAAATCCTAAAAACTTAGAAAATTCATTTAGATGGTTCTTTGAAAATTATGAATATGATTGGGAAACAATAATTAAAGCAACAAAAAAGTATGTGTATGATTATGGATTAAAGAATTATGAATATATGAGAACTTCTCAATATTTTATAAGAAAACAAAATACTGATAAAAGTTATGATTCTGAATTAGCTGATTACTGCAATATGATTAATAGTGTATTAGATGATGAAGTAGTATTTATAAAAGAAAGAAGATTATGATTTTAAAACTAAATGTAGTATTGTTATTTACTGCTATTTTAGGAAGTGTGTTGGGATATTTAATTATAAAAACTTTCATCATATCCATAAATTTAACAGAATATTTAGCAATTGAATTTATTATAACCGTATTTCACTGGTTATATAATTATTCTAAAAAAAGAGTATTACTAAAATCTTAAATTAAAATTTTATGGGTGAATTATATAATGGAGCACGGGCATATTTACCTGTGAGTGAAAGAGACTCATTAAGAAAAGCACTGTTAAAAATTAAAGCAAGAAGACAAGGAGATTTAAAATCCTTAAAAACTTCTTGGGTTAGATTTAATGATGCATTTTGTGATGGTCTTGAATGGAGAACAATTACCGTAGTTGGAGCTAGACCTGGAACTGGGAAAACTTTATTCATGGAACAATTAGTAAATGATGTTATAGAAAATAACAAAGATCAAGTGTTCAGAGTATTAAAGTTTCAGTTTGAGATGTTAGATGAAACAAATGGTATTAGAAAACTGTCTATGAATACGGGTGCTGATTACAATACATTAATGAGTAAAGGTCAATTAATTGATAAGTTAATTTTTCAAAAATGTGTAGAAGTATATGAGAAAACTGCAGCAACTGATATTGTTGATGTAATTTATGATCCTTGTACCGTAGATGAAATGTGTGCTACTATTCATGCCTATATGGAAGAAAATAAAATTCAAATAGGTTTTGATGAACATGAACAACCAATTTATAATTATTCAAATACTTTAGTAACTATTGACCACTCAGGTTTATTCAGAGTTGGTAAAGGAGAAAAAGATAAATTTGAAATGTTATATGCATTAGGAGAAGCTCTTACTAAAATGAAGAAAAGGTATCCTGTTGCATTTGTTGTTTTAAGTCAATTAAATAGAAATATTGATCATCCTGACAGAGCAAAAGATGGACAATATGGAAATTATGTATTAGATTCTGATTTATTTGGTGCTGATGCTTTATTACAACATGCAGATGTAGTAATAGGTATTAATAAACCATTTTCAAGAAAAATAAGATTTTATGGTCCTGAAAAATATATTGTTAATGATGAAGAATTATTAGCTTTTCATTTCCTTAAATCTAGAAATGGTCTAACAGGTTTATTCTTTTGTAAACTTGATAGAAAAACAGTAAGAATAGTGGAGATAGATTTCCCACCAACAACAATGTAAAAATAAATAATATGTATGTTTAATAGAAAAGAAAAAGAGAATGAGTTTTTTGCTTATCATTTTGATGATTTCAGAAAACTAAAAATTGTAGATCCCGTATTTATAATTAAAACAGCATTTTTTCAAAAAGGTTCATTTGGTAGACAAGTGCAATTATTTGAAAGAGAGTTGAACAAAGGTATTGATGTATATATTGAATTTGTGGATGTTGTTAGAGATAACAATAATAAAGAAGTAGACATGGTTCCCATGTATTCTGATAGACCACTATTTAAGTATAAGTATAATCCATACTTTAGTGAAGAATATGCAGTAAAAGAAGGTACTAACTCAAAAGGTGAACCTTATTCTGCATATGTAATTCCTGTTTCTGAATTAGTAGCAGTACTTAGTGATGGTACTGAGATTACTTATGCTCTGTATGAGAAAAGAAGAACTGAAGCAGAAGTTACTGAAGAAGCATTACCACAGTTACAAAAGTCTGTAGGTATGTTTCCAGATTTTGCAGATGATTTTCTTAAAAAGGAAGTTACTGTAAAAAGTGATGATGAATCAGTTTCAGATATTCTTTTAAAAATAGCAGCTGAATTTCAAAAATTAGCACAAAAACTTAACTAATATGAGTATTATACTTCCAACTAAAAAAGTAAAAGTAGAAAGAACTAATCCTAAAAGGTTAATTATTTATTCTAAACCTAAAACTGGTAAGACAACTGCATTTGCAGGTTTAGCAGATAATTTAATAATGGATTTAGAAAATGGTTCTGATTATGTTGAAGCATTAAAGATTAATGTAAATTCATTACAAGAATTACTTGAAACTGGTAAAGCAATTAAAGAAGCAGGATGTCCTTATAAGTATGTTACTATTGATACAGTAACTGCATTAGAGGAAATGGTAGCTCCATTAGCAATAAAATTATACAAACAAACATCTATGGGTAAAAACTATGATGGAGATAATGTATTAACTTTACCAAATGGAGCAGGATATTTATATATCCGTCAAGCTTTCTTTCAAGTTTTAGATTTTATTGATACCTTAGCACCCCATATTATTTTATCTGGTCATATTAAAGACAAACAGGTAGATGATAAAGGTGAGATGGTTATGTCTGCAAATATAGATTTGACAGGTAAAATTAAATCTTTGATTTGTGCAAATGCTGATGCAATTGGATATATGTTCAGAAGAGGTAACCAAAGTATTCTAAGTTTTAAAACTAATGATGAAGTAACTTGTGGTGCAAGACCTGAACATTTAAGAAATGAAGAAATATTAATTTCTGAGATGAATGAAAAAGGTAAACTAGTGTTTCACTGGGATAAAGTGTATAAATAATAATTAATAATTAAAAACAAAAACAAAATGGGATTAAGTACAACAGATTTAGGAACAGGTGGTTCAGGAATGCAGAAAACAATTGCACCAGGTAATCATGTATTAAAAATTAATAGCATTGTTCTAGAAGATTTTCAGTATATTGAAGGTGCAAAACATTTAATGTTGCATGTAGAAACAGAACCAATTGAAGGATTTGACGGATTTCTAATTGATGTAAATGATGAAAGTAAAGGTAGATTTGGAGGTCAAATTGGTAGAGTAAAAGCTAGTCAATATGCATTTGCAGATGGAGTTACTAAATCTGGAATTAAAATTCAAAGAGATAAATCAGTTTTAATTTTCTTACAAAGTTTATCTAAAGCATTTGATTTTAATGATTGGTTCATTAAAGAAGATGGAAAACATGCAACTATTGAAGCATTTGTTGATGCATTAAATAAAGCAAAACCTTTTAAAGATAAGTTTGTTGATTTTTGTATTTCTGGTAAAGAATATGTTGGTAAAACTGGTTATACTAATTATGACATGTGGTTGCCAAAAGCAGAAAATAAAACATATGCATATGGTGTAAATGTTATGCCTTATGATGAAACAAAACATCTTAAGAAAATTGAAGTTAAAGAAGTTACAGATTTTGGAGCTGATGATGATTTTACAGTACCAAAGAAAAGTTCTTCTGATTTTAATTTAGATTAATAATTAATTTAATAAAGGGAGACTTAGGTTTCCCTTTATTATTAATACTATATCTATGATTTCAACTAAAAATATAATTTCATCATTAGGAGATATTCCTAAAGAATGGGTATTTGAATATTATTTAAGTTTAACTGAAATTCTTACTGGACAAGATGTAAAAATATTATCCGTGTTTAATGCAAAAGATAAAGTACCATCAATGTGTATCTATACGGATACAAATAATGTTTATAAATTTAAAGATTTTTCTTCAAGTAATCAAGGAGACGGTATACAGTTAGTTATGTATATGTATGATTTACCAAATAGAGAACATGCATTAAATAAAATAATCAATGACTATCAGAATTATAAAAATAATAATACTTCTATTTCTAGGGATGTTTATCAGATACATGATAAATACAAGGTAACAGATCATGAAATAAGACATTGGACATCATTAGATCAACAGTATTGGTCAGGTTATAAACTTGGTTCAAAAATACTTGAGTATCATAATGTACATCCATTATCTTATTTTGTAATGGAAAAAAAAGAATTAGATAATAGTTTAAGTTCAATTAAATTTAATAAACCATATATCTATGGTTATTTTAGAGAAGATGGCAGTTTGTATAAAATATATATGCCAAAAACAATTGATAAAAAGTTTATTAAGATAGAAAATTATATTCAAGGTATTGATCAATTACAATATGAAAGTAAATATTTACTTATTGTTTCTTCATTAAAAGATTTAATGTGTTTCAAAATGTTAAATATTACTAATATAGAGATAATTGCTCCGGATAGTGAAAATACAATGATCTCTGAAGTAATTCTAAATAAACTTAAAAAACGGTATAAATCTATAATTGTATTATTTGATAATGATGATCCAGGAACTAATGCTGCTAAAAAATATAATGAAAAATTTAAATTTCCTTATGTTCAATTAGACTTAGAGAAAGATTTATCAGATTCTGTTAAGAAATATGGTATTGAAAAAGTTAGAGAAATGTTATTACCTTTATTAAAACAAGCATTATGAAAAATTCTATATATAAATATGTTTTTAGACATAATGTAACAAAAGCAAAATTAAGTTTTGAAGCAAGATCAGTACAAGATGCTATAAGTATACTATCTACTATAATAAATACTGTAGCAGATTGGGACATGAAAAGATACAAACAAAAATGAGTTGGATATACAAAGGTAAAGAGTTTAATGAACTAAGTATACCACAACACGGTATTGGTTTTATTTACATTATGACTGCTATCATAGATGGTAAGTCTGTTTCATATATTGGTAAGAAAAACTTTTTTGCTAACAGAAAAAAACCTTTAGGTAAGAAAGCTTTAGCATTAATTACAGATAAAAGAGTAAAAAAGTATACTAGAGAAATAAAACCAGACTTTGTAAATTATTACAGTAGTAATACAATTCTTAAAAATGCTCACAAAGCAGGAGTTTCTATCAAAAGAGAGATCTTGTTGATATGTTACTCAGCTACAGAATTAACTTATCAAGAAGTAAAGCATCAGTTTAAATATGAGGTGCTTGAAAAAGATGAATACTTAAATTCCAATATTCTTGGCAGGTTTTACAAAACAAAATAACTATGACAGAAAATGATATGACAGGCCTTCTACTTAAGTTGGCTGACCTTGGTGTGACCGGAATTAAAATATTTTATTCAGGTGGTGGAGACAGTGGTGCTCTTGATGATATTGTATATACAACAAAAGAAATAGAAGATATTGAAGATATCAACTATTTAGAAAACTTTGGTGATAAAGTTCATTACTTGAAAGATCTTGACTCAGCACTTAATGCAGACATAGAAAACTTTGCTACAGAACAAATTTTAAGTGATATTGAAGATTGGTGGAATAATGATGGTGGTTATGGAGTAATGCTTATTGCTGTTCCTTCTGGTAATTATAAAATTGACAACACTATTTATATTACTAATACTGAAGAGTACTATCATGATGGTAATTTAATTAATCAAAGCTTAAACTGATGAATAGTTGGAAATTTAATAGTAGTGCTCAGTATCTTTTAAGAGATGCTGTAATTAAATATTTTAAATTAGAACCTTCTAGTATTTATAGAGCTGTTGAAACTATAGAAGGAACTAATATTATTATGTATAATGGTAAAATATATGAATTAACACTAAAAGAAATTAAAAATGTCACATCCATATGAACATGCAAAATCATCATCTAGAAAGTTTGGTGGTGTAGCAACAGATTATTTAGAAATACATGAATGGTTTGATGAAACTAAAGCATGGATTGGGCACAGTAAGCACAGAATGTTCAGACATCACTCAGAAGGTATTTTTGAATGTGAGAAAAAATTTGGTATTATGATTACAAATTCTGATAATAAAGATGTGTATGTAAGATATGTTGGTGAACAACATGTAAAAGAAGATTGCAATGGATATATTCCTACTGCAAAAGAATGGGTGGATAATATAAATAAACCTACAGAGTGGATGATTAAAACTTTAAAAATTGAAGACTAATGATTTTTAACAAAGAAGAAACAAAGAACTTATTAAACATGTTAAAGTCACCTGATGAAGAAAATGCTATTATAGCATTTGAATCTTTAAATAATGTTGACATAAAGACATATATTGGAGAACTAATTGTATTATATAAATTTGGTAAACAAACAAATGCTGTTTGGGAAGCTAATTGTCCTAAGTGTTTTACTGCTATAAGTAAAGCAATAGATATAAATAGAACATTATCTTCTGGTCAATGTCTTTCAGCCATGACATTTAATAAAGTTAGTATGTATTCTATAGAGCTTTTTATGGAATTATTTACAGAAAATATGGTTGGCTTTTTAGGTCAAATGGGATATCCTGTTGACAAATTTG